GCCACTTCAATTTCGACGAGATGATGTCCGAGCAGTTTCGTTGGGCTGACATCAAGGGGAAGAGCCATGAGTGAAGAACGCGACCCACACAAGGCAGTTGACTACATCCTCAAGCATGCAGCATTGTTCGCAAAAGCCAAGGCCGAGCGCACCTACATTGAGCAGTATCGCAAGAGCCTTAAAGCAATGTTGATGAAGCGCTGCATGGAAACAGCCATCGGTGCGCAGGAGCGTGAGGCTTATGCACATCCAGAGATGGTCGAACTGCTCAAGGGCTTACAGGCGGCAGTCGAGATTGAGGAAAAACTGAAATGGGACATCACAGCCGCAGAGTTGCGCGTTGAGATATGGCGAACAGAGCAAGCAAACAACAGAGCAGAAGGACGGGTAACGGTATGAAATTTTTAAGAATGTTCAAGGAATTTTGGCGCGAGATGACACCGCACGAGGTGATCATTCGAGAACTAGCGCAGGCACACCTCGACCGTCTTGAGGCAGAGGGGGCTGTTGAGTACAGCAACGCTGTGCTGGCGTACAACGAAAAACGAATTGCAAGGCTCAACGAACGATTGAAGGAGTACAAATAATGAAAGACCACCACGAAATAGCAATGAAACACCTTGCACAACAGGCCACATGGATGGCCAAGACAGGCGGCTACGCCAAGGACATGACACTGCGCGATTACTTTGCTGGGCTGGCTATGCAAAGTTTTATTGACAGTGATAGTTTCTTTTCAGAAATACCACTACAGGCTTATGAAATAGCAGACGCAATGCTCAAGGAGCACAACAAATGATATTGACAACAAAAGGCGGGTGGACAAACAAGGACATTCGAGACATGGAAGACAACCTTGAGCCAGAGCGTTTCCAAGTCACTGGCAATACTGTACGGGTTAAATACAAAAGCGCGGACGATACAAGCGGGTGGTGGAAACACCCATTAAACGATCAATTTTTGGAGAAAACCAAATGAACGAAGTAGACAAAAAATACTTGGCGGTGCGTGTGGAGGAGGAAGAGATACACGACCCATACGAATTCATCGGCCAGCAGATCAAGGGGATCATTGCATTCGCCGCCATCGTGGTTGGTGTATGGATGCTAGTCGGTGCGGTGGTGCTGAAATGACAAACTATCAATCATATTGCGTGTACTGCAAGCGTCCTGTGTACACCATACTAACTAGATGTAGGAGTTGCGGAAAATGACAGGCTACAAATCAAAGAAAGCAGCAGCGCAGGACAAGATGGCACCCAACAACGACACGCTAGTTAAACGGCTTCGAGACACTGCAAGCAGAGGTGTATCTGTATGGGGTGACCTTATGTTGGAGGCTGCTGACGCACTGGAGCAGCCAGCGCGGGAGCCTGTGGCGTGGGTTGTTTACGACAGACGTGGAGGAAGTAAGTCTTTACATTGGCCCGAACAACATTCACCTAACGGGGATGCAACAATTTTTGATGCTGTTCCTCTTGTTCCACAGCGCCCTTGGGTGGGGATGACAGAGGAGGAAACATCAGGCTTTACCCAGAACGAAATGGCTGTGGTGAAGTATGTAAGCAAGGTATTGCAGGAGAAGAACACATGAAAATAACCCTTGAATTTGAGGCCAAGGACGAATTGGTTGACGCTATCCACGCTGATGTTGCTTGGCAAGCATTACGCGAGATACAGCGCCTGCTGCGCTCTAACGAGAAACACGACGTGGGGGACTCCATTACCCTACAACGCATTGGCAATGAGATCATCGAGGCGTTTGAACAGCGTGGATCGGAATAAAAAAGGGGGCCTAAGCCCCCTTTCGGTTGTAAACCGCAATTACTCTGCGGATTCGTCGTCGGCGATTTCGTCTTCGCACTCGTACCAGTCATCAGACTCTTCATCGTAGAAGTACCAAACCTCGTTCTCTTCATCGAACCAGTATGCAGTACCCTCGTCATCGAACTCGTACTCTTCATCAGCAAACTCGTCGTCTGCGAAGTCGTCGTCTTCGTCAATTTGATCAATTTCATCAATACGCTCAACAAAGGCACACAGGGCCATCATCTTCCACAGATCGGTTGTATTCAGTTCCACCGATTCACCAAAACCAAAATTAATGTGCAGTGTAAATTCCATGATAAAACTCCTAAAAAATGGTGCGGCAACGCGCCGCAAATCCATCATACGATGCATTTGTGAACCAATGTGACAGTTCTATATTTTGGATACGTCGATAATCTGACCACGAAATTCGATGTGTTTTTTGTCAAATACTTGAACCAATTCTGGTTGAAGCAGATGTCCATTCCACAAAGTGAGAACAGCGAATCCAGATCGCCAGTTAGTTGGCGAATCTTCCAAATAGTCGATAAACTGAGGGCCAGTTGGCTCGGCAAGGGTGCCTGTGTCTACACCATAACGCACGCCATTAAGATCGGTGTAGGGGACACATTTGAGCGAATGAAGGTGGCCCGTGACGTACGATTTGCCACTCGCCACGGTATTGTTGTAAACCGCATGGATGCCCCCCTTCCAGCGGTGCTTAACAACGATGTCGTCATTGGGTTGGCATGACCAAGAATGAATCCAAGCAGGAAAATGATCTCGAAGCGTAAAACCCTTGATATTCGCAAACTCTGGCACACGATTAGCAAGCGTATTTTCGAAGCGTGCGTCGTGATTACCAAGTGTCCATACCAGTTTGCATTGACGATTGCCTGCCTTGGCGGCTGTCTCTATTTCCTCCAAGGATGCTTCGCAGGCTTTGAGTTCACCAATAACCGAGGGTTTGTTGTCGTAACCGAGGCGAGGGAACCTACTAATGCTGGCGCCGTCAAAACAGTCGCCGTTATTTATGATGGCCTTGGGTTGCAGTTCTTTGATCGCCCACAGAAGCCCTTGAAAGGCGGTGGATCGAATGCCGGGCCAGAAGTGCGCATCGCTGAACACTATGATTACGCCATTGAGCATGCCTAAGTTGTGCCGCACCCCATGTTGGATGGTGACTGGTTCTTTTTCGTACCTGATGCCACGAGGGTCTGCGCTCTTGAGTTCTATGCTATTTTTTTCCTCAAGTCTTCGACGCCTATGCAATACCCTACGCTCGGATATTTTGAGAATATCGGCAATTTTTTTGCCTGACTTGTGTATGTCCCACAAATCAATAAACTCTTCGTCTGAGCACACTGGCTGTACTTGAGGCATGGATTACTCCAAAAGTGTTACTCTCGCTTTATATAACAAAACAATTGTAAGCATATGAAATCTATACAAAAAAGGATCAGACCAGTATTGAATCAATATGAGGAAGGCTTAACAGCACGCCATGTTGGACTGTTGATTGGCACAACAACAGAATCGGCAAGGGCTGCATTGCAACTAATGCCTGACGTCTACATCGACCGATGGACACAGCACAACGAGGCTGGCCGATACATTCCCGTTTACGTCAAGGTGCAGGTTCCGGACGACTGCCCTCCTCCCGATGACAAATGACGAGCGACGCCACCTAAACGACGTGGCCGAATTAGGGTGCGCTGTGTGCAGGCGCATGGGCTACGAGGGCACCCCAGCCGAGATACACCACAAAAGGGCTGGAACAGGGGCTGGAAGGCGCTCCAGCCACTACGACGCTATCCCACTATGCCCAGAGCACCATCGTGGCAAAACAGGCATTCACGGCCTCGGTACCAAGGGCTTTCCCAAATACTGGGGCTTCGACGAGGATGACTTGCTGGCAGAGACCTACGCTTATTTGGGCAAAACTAAACCCAAAACTTAATGTTGCATAAATACAACTAAAAATATTTTTTTTGTTGTCAACCAAATTTTTGTTGACAGCGTTGTAGTAGTGTAAGTTATACTTACACTGCCACGATGTTGTGGTGACAAGAACTAGGAAGCGAATCATGAGAGCAATCATTCAAGCGGCAATGGAAATCGACGAGTTGGCATACGACTTAGAGAACATTGCAAGCGATGACAAAAAGCAGATCGAAGACTACACCGACGCCGAGATCGTCCACGAGGCCAATTACGTTGTGCGTACCTACTACGAGGATGGCCACGCCAACAACGAAGAACTGATGGGTGAGCATGGCCCAGAGCGCCAACAGTGGGCACGTCGTCAGGTAACCAAACTGCGTAACTTGATCAACAAATACAAATAAACCAATCGGGGGCTACGGCCCCCATCAACAGAGAAAGAAAGCGAAATGGACAACTTTACAGCGACAGGATTAGCAGAGGGCTTCATCGAAGCCGAGAGCGAAGAGCAGATCATTGAGGCATGGCAGTACCTCGTGGACACTGGGCTTGCGTGGAAACTGCAAGGCTCGTTTGGCCGCACTGCACAGCACCTCATCAACGAAGGAGTGATCACAGCATGAAACACAGCGAATACGAATACATCGACCTCGGCTATCGTTACGAGCAGGCACAGTCTGCCGACTCTGGCCGAGCACTGGCCAACGCCATCAGGACTCTGCTGGAGAGCGAGACCATCGAAGACCGCACCGACGCCCGCTATCTGGTGGAGCGTGGGCGCCAAGAGGCGAGGGCCACGGTATGAACCAAGAGCAGATCGAATACATCAAGGGCTTCGAGCATGGGTGCGACTACATCGTGGCCGAGAT